TTTTTAGAAAACTTAATGAGTCTATCATTTGATTGTAGAAGATCAGAAGCTAAACTTAAATGGTTAGAAAAAAAAGTAGAGACAGAACAAGACGAATATAAATTAGAAAAATATAAAATAGATTTAGACGAAGCTAGATATGGTTTAGCTAATATGCAACTTGTTGCAAGAGACCGTATGAGAGAAATTAAACTATGGTCTACATTAAAAAAAGAATTTGATGACGGTACCTTTGATACTAAAGATGTCAACAGACACCAACTAGATTCTTACCATATGATTATGAAAAACAAAGCAGAGACATTAACATCAGGATCATCACAACCTGAAGTGTTTAATGTGTTAGGTCAATTAAAAAGTATAGAAAGAGTTAAAAAATCAGGAGAAATGATTTACAACAAGAAAGAGCAATTAACAAGTGACCTTGGAGCAAAAGAAAAATAAAAAGTTATTTTTTTTAATAGCACAACCTAGATCTGGAAATACTTTACTAGCTTCTATATTAAATCAAAATCCAGATATAGCTTGCACTGGTAACTCTATTACATTAGAAATAATGAAAAGGTTATACTTGTTAAAAGAAGATGACATATTTAAAAATTTTCCTGACCATAATTCTTTAGATAATGTGTTAAGTTCTGTCTACGATAGCTATTACAAAGATTGGCCTCAACGTATAATTATAGATAGAGGTCCAGTTCTAACAGAAGGTAATATGATGTTGATGCCTAAATATTTTAAACACTCTTATAAATGCATAGTATTATTAAGAGACCTTATGGATGTATTAGCTAGTTATATAAAATGGTATACAGAAAACCCTGATGCATTTGTCAATAAATTTGGTTCTAATGACGAAGAAAAACTTATGTTTTTAATGAAAGATGATGGAGCTATTGCCAAAGAATTAAAAGCTTTACAAAACTCATTAAATTATCAACACCTATGTTGCTACATTAAATACGATGATTTAATTGCTAACCCTGAACCTGAGATAAAAAAAATTTATCAATTATTAGATAAACCATATTACCCACATCAATTTGAAAACTTGCAACAATTAAATATTAATGGTATAGGTTACAATGATACAGTATTAGGAAAGGATATGCATACAATTAGATCAACAATACAAAAAATACCTAATCCTTATAAAGATAGAATACCTCAAAGTATTAAAGATAAATATGAGCACATTAGATTTTAGTTTTATTTTTTTAGGTCAATCGGTATTAAGATATAAAGTACCGCTTGATATTTATCATGTTATAAATCAAGTTTATGAATCTAAATATCCTCAATTAAAACCTGCTAACAAACAACTAGTAGGTAAAATAGAAAAAGAACATAGTTTATTTTTTAATGGTGAAGACACTTCTAAAATGATTAGACACAATCATTTACCAGCTGATGTATTAAACTGGTTTCAAAAAATGTTTGAACACTATTTAAAATGGAATAAAGTAAAAAAATATAGAACACATTTTAATTCTATTTGGGTTAATACTATGTTTGAACATGAATATAATCCAGTGCACGTGCATCAAGGATCAATGTTTACAGGTCTATCAAGTGTTATGATTTTAAAATTACCACAAAGTTTTGGTGTAGAATATTCTGCAGCGCACGCACCACAGAACGGTAAACTACAAATATTAGGTACAGCTAGTGGACAGTTTGCAAATGTAGACTACCAACCAAATGTAGAAGAAAGAGATTTTTATATATTTCCCTATGACATGAGACATTGTGTGTATCCGTTTAACGGACCTGGGTGGAGAAGAACACTAGCGGCAAACATGGATGTAGAATATAACCCAATTGAAAATAGAGGAGTAGAATAATGTACAAAAATCAAATTATAAAAGAACCCAAATGGAAAAGTTGGATTATACAAACAACACAACCGTTATTTACACCCGATCAATGTAAACAAATTATTGATTGTGGAAGAAGACAAAAACCTCAACAAGCACAAGTAGGAATGAATAAACCTGGTGGTGGTACGGACACAAGTAAAAGAGTTACAACAATTTCTTGGATACCATTTAAAGAAATGGGTCACATGTATCAAGATCTTGATAGATTTATACAAAGAGCTAACTTAAACCATTTTGGTTTTGATGATGTTAGAGTTACAGAGCAAGCGCAGTTTACAGAGTATCCTGTAGGAGGATTTTATGATTGGCACATGGATTGTGATACACATATGGAACACGAACCACCTGTAAGAAAAATATCTATGACATTGTTATTAAACCATGAGTCAGAATTTGAAGGAGGACATTTAGAAATAGGTGCACCTAATAAATTTGCACCTTTAAAACAAGGTAATGCATTATGCTTTGCATCTTTTATAAACCATAGAGTACAGCCAGTAACTAAAGGTATAAGACAATCTTTAGTTGTTTGGTTTGGAGGTAGACCTTTTAAATGATAATACAAAATCACGTTGAAGATGAAGCATTGTCTGAGTATTTTTTTGTAGAAGGATTAATAGATATTGACTCAGAGTATTTTATTAATGAAATTAAAAAAGGTGTAGAGAGAGAAGATAATAATAATTTTAAAACTAATGTAAGAGATAAAGTAACATCATATAATTATTTTAATTCTGACAAAAAATTTATTAATATTTTAGAAAAATTTTCTAAATATATTGATACTAGATTTAAAACAAATCTTTACGGTTTAATAGATTCTTGGGGTTACTGTGTAGATACAAATCATAAAACAATTTTTCACGACCACAAATATTGTATATGGTCAGGAGTTATTTATTTAAATAGTCACTCTCAATATTTAGAATTTCCAGGTATTAATAAAAAAATAAAACCTGAAAAAGGTAAGTTTGCTTTGTTTTCTTCTTTTTTAAAACATGGAACAGAAAGACATGATAGTAAAGAAACTAAATGGGGAATAAGTTTTAATATGGCTCCTGATATATTTAATACTAAAAAGGATAAAAATGATTAAAGAACAATTTTTTCCAACAACTATATATGGTAAGGATGTAAAGTTAGACAATAGATTGTTTGAACACGAAATAAAAGAATGGTCTAAACGAGATCCTGGAGTTAAAAAAACAAATAGAAACGGTTGGCACTCTACAACAGAAATGCATAAGATTCCTGTATTTAAACCTTTAGTAGATGAATTATTTATAATGATGAATGATATATGGAAAGAAGAATGGTTAGATAGAGAACCTGTGTTAGGCAACATGTGGGCTAATATAAATCCACCAGGAGGTTACAATGCCCCACATATACATGCTAATAGTTTGTTTAGTGGTGTTTATTATATAAAAACACCTGAAAATTCTGGTCAATTAGTTTGCAATGATCCAAGACCAGGAGTGCAATTAAATATGCCTACAAGAAAAAAAGGACAACCACAAAAACATCTGTGGAGAGAGGTTCACTTACAGCCACAAGAAGGTAGAATTATAATGTTTCCTTTTTATCTTTGGCATTGTGTTGAACCTAATTTATCAAATGATATAAGAATATCAGTAAGTTTTAATTTTATACAACATGGCTTTTAATAAATATCAAGTAATCAAAAACGCAGTTAGCTATGAACTAGCTAATTTTATATTTAATTATTTCTTACTTAAAAGAGATGCTGTAGATTTTATGTATAAAAATAACATAACTTATGACAACGGCATGCTTGGAACATGGACAGATAAACAAATTCCAAATACTTATTCTCATTATGCTGACATGGTAATGGAAACTTTAATGATGAAAGTCTTGCCTAAAATGCAGCAAGAAACAGGATTAGAATTAATACCAACATACTCTTACGCTAGAATCTATAAAAAAGGTGACGAATTAAAAAGACATAAAGACAGACCTAGCTGTGAAATATCTACTACCGTTAATTTAGGTGGTGATCCGTGGCCTATATTTATAGATGGCACAGGAGCTGATAACGTCATAGACGAGTATAAGAATATACATAAACCCAACGCTCCAGCAGGCACTAAAGTCTTGCTTGATGTTGGTGATATGCTAGTATATAGTGGCTGTGAACTCGAACATTGGCGAGAGCCTTTTGACGGGAACATTTGCGGTCAAGTATTTCTACATTATAATCATGTGAATGGCCCATTTGCAGACAAAAACAAGTTCGATGGAAGACCTATGTTGGGTCTACCATCATTTGTAAAATAGTATTATAATGAGGTTATATGTTACAAAAATTAGGATTCTTACCTGGATTTAATAAACAAGTCACAGAGACCGGGGCCGAGGGACAATGGTTTGATGGTGACAATGTAAGATTTCGATACGGCACTCCTGAAAAAATAGGTGGTTGGACACAGTTAGGTCAATCAAAATTAACTGGTGCTGCAAGAGCTGTGCATCATTGGGACGATAACGCTGGTATTAAATATGCAGCTATAGGAACAAACAGAATTCTTTACGTTTATTCAGGTGGAATTTATTACGACATCCACCCAATTAGAACAACTTTAACTGGTGCAGATTTTACTAGCACCTCTTCATCAAACATTGTTACGGTAACATGCACTGGATCTCATGGACTTGTTGAGAACGACATTGTAATGTTTGACAGTGTAAGTAGTGTACCTGCATCATCAACATACAGTGATGCAACATTTGAAGATCAAAAATTTATGGTAACTTCTGTTACTACCACAACAACTTTTACAATAACAATGGCAAGCTCTGAGACTGGCACACCTATGACTAATGCTGGATCGACTTCTATACTTTGTTATTATAATGTAGGACCAGCTTTACAATTAGGTGGTTATGGTTGGGGCACAGGTTTATTTGGCGGTACAGCTTTGGGACCATCTACTAGCACATTAGCTACCGCTTTAACAGATACGGTTACAACAGATGTAGTATTAGCAAACAGTGCAGCCTTTCCATCTACTGGAGAAATTAGAATAGGAACAGAGGATATAAGTTTTACAGCAAACAACACAACTACAAATACTTTAAGTGGTGGTGCAAGAGGAGTTAATGGAACAACTAAAGCAACACACTCAGGTGGGGCTACAGTTACAAACATTTCAGGTTATGTTGCATGGGGTGACCCATCATCTGCTGACTTTACAATTGATCCAGGTTTATGGATATTTGATAACTACGGTACAAAATTAATTGCACTTATATATAACGGTGCTTGTTTTGAATGGGATGCATCTGCAGCCAATGCAGTAAACACTAGAGCTACAATACTTCCTAATGCACCTACAGCATCGCGACATGTGTTGGTATCTACACCGGATAGACACTTAGTATTTTTTGGTACAGAAACAACAGTGGGCAACACTGCTACTAAAGATAATATGTTTATAAGATTCTCTTCTCAAGAAAGTATTGATCAAACAGATTCTTACACTGTTAAAGCAACCAATACTGCTGGTACACAAAGACTAGCAGATGGTTCTAAAATTATGGGAGCTATCAAAGGTAGAGATGCAATCTATGTATGGACTGATACTGCATTGTTTCTTATGAAATTTGTTGGTCAACCTTTTACTTTCTCGTTTGAACAAGTAGGTACAAACTGTGGATTGTTTGGCAAGAATGCTTGTATGGAAGTAGACGGTACAGCTTACTGGATGTCAGAAAACGGTTTCTTTGCTTATGATGGTCAATTAAAATCTTTACCTTGTTTAGTAGAAGACCATGTATACGACGATATAAACGCTACATCTAGAGATTTAATTAATGCAGGATTAAATAATTTGTTTGGTGAAGTTAGTTGGTTTTATTGCACAGCTGCCTCTGATGTTATTAACAGAGTAGTTACATATAACTATCTCGACTCAAGTTCAAAACGACCTATATGGACAACAGGTACTTTACCAAGATCAGCGTGGCAGGATTCAGCAGTATTTGATAAACCACACGCTACCTACTATACGTCATCCGATAATGCCTCGTTCGATGTTACTGGTAATACTGACGGTGTTACTATATACTATCAACAGGAAACAGGGACTGATCAGATTGATGCTGGAGGATCTGTAACTGCTGTAATAGGATCTATTACATCTGGTGATTTTGATATTACACAGAAGAGAGCATCAACAGGACAGGTAGTAGGAACACCAGACCTTAGAGGAGACGGAGAATACATTATGAGAATTAGCAGATTTATACCTGACTTTATTAGTCAAACAGGTAACACTGCGGTTAAATTTAAAACAAGAATTTATCCAAACAGTACAGAACAAACTACTACATTTAGTTGTAGTTCAAGTACAACTAAAAAAGATGTAAGAGTTAGAGCAAGACAAATTGCATTAGAAATTGCAAACACGGGATCAAGTGAAGATTGGAAACTAGGTACGTTTAGATTAGATATACATCCTGGAGGCAGAAGATAATGGTAGCATTTTATAACGCAGGTGATCAAGAACTTTACAAACAATTTCAATACCTTCCTCAAGAAAAATATAGATTAGGTTTAGGCACCAATACAAATCAACCTAATATGTTAAATTTTAATAATTTATCTAACTCTGGGATAATGTCTCAAGCACTAGCTCCATATATTTATCCACCAATTAATCAAGGTGGAGGTGAAAGTAGAGGTGGTCCCCTAGTTACTAAAGACAACTCTGATTTTGATTATGAATCGGAAGCTTATGGTATAGAAGATTCAGAATTAACGGACGATATAAATGCTATAAATAATCCCGTAATAAATAGATCAGCACTTGCTAAAATTGGTCTTAGTTCTTTTTTAGGACCTATGTCTATGATGGGTACAACTTATAGAGAACGACAAAAAGCAGAAGCACAAGCTATAGAAAATGCAAGACAAAATGAAGTCTCAAGAAGAGCAGCAGAAAATCAAGCTGCTGGTACTGGTGGATATCAATCAAGTTGGGGCGGTGGAGGTGGCGCTAAAGGAGATACAGGAGGTTTTATGGGTGGATCTGGTACATCTGCGGATATGGGATCGTTTGCTTATGGAGGACTAGCAAGGTTATTATAATGGCTAAAATTGTACAATCATTAACAAGAGCTGAAGAAGAATACAGCAGATCTAACTTACAATCATTAGTAAGAGATCTTGATGGTGTAATAACAAAATTAAATTCTTCATTTCAAGATGAAGTTAAACAAGAGATAGAAGCTAAAAGTTTCTTTTTAGAATAATGGCAGTAGTAAACCAATATAGATTTTACGGTAAAACAACAACAGCAGCAGAGACAGTAACTCTGTTATCTCCTTCTGTTAACGAAACTGTTATTATTAAATCTTTAAGAGTTACTAATAAATCAGGGTCTAATACACCTACAGTAACTATTAAAAACAACGCGTTTGAGATTGTTAATACACAAACATTAGTAGCTGCCACAAGTGTTGAGATATTATCTTTACCTTTGATTGTAGAGGGTGGCACAACTCTTGCCTATACAACAGCAGGCACGGCCTCTGATGGCGTAGTATTTGGTATTAGTTATCTCAATATATTAAAGGAGAAAACAGACTAATGGAAATAAAACAAGCAAAAGTAGAGACTACTTATAGACATAAAAAAACTGGTGAGACTTTTAAGGAAAGAAAAGACTGGGAAAACAAAGGTTTTAAGAACGAGGACATGGCACAAGATATAAAAGTTATAATGCCCACTCTTGATTTGTTTTCAAAAACCAAGTAAACATAGGAATTAAGGTAAAATTATGGCAATTTCTAGAATGCAAGAACCCAGACAACTCTACGGATTAGGAAGTATCGTTAAGAAAGCGGTACGTGGTGTTAAAAAAGTTGTTAAAAGTCCTTTAGGTAAAGCAGCTATAATAGGGGGTTTAAGTATGGTTCCTTTTGGTCAAAGTCAAGCTAGTTTGTTTAGTAGAGGAATTGGTGCACTTAGAAGTGGAAGTATACCTGGTTCAGGTTTTTTATCTAAATTAAATCCTTTTACAAACCCTA